ACAACAACGATTGCAATGTTCCCCGTCGAAAATAAGTAATGCAAGCGAGCGTTTTTTGTGGATCGGTTATGTTCAACGGAATGTCCATAAACGATTCGGTTGATTCGCCCGTTTCGATGTCAACAATAATCGTGAACACCGTGTTTCCTTTGACTGGTTGCAAAAGAATCAAATCATACGATAAAAGAATCGGTTCGACCGTTTCCAACAACGCGTTGATGTCCGCGTAATTCTTTTTGAAATGGGGATTCGTCGCGTTCTTTGAAACCTTACCAATGTGTTGTTTTGCTGAATGCAATTTGTGAAATAACCCTTGCGGTTGTTCCGTTGTGACCGATTCGGTCGTTTTTCTTGTTGTCGCCATAATTAACAGTTTTAAATTTCACCAAAGATAAATATTATTTTCATTCGTGCAACATGGCAACATTAAATTGTTAACAAATCTTTGTTGGTAATTATCCAAGTGTCCGATTTGAATTGAAAAAACGGTCCGTCGAATTCGCCTTTTTTCTTGAAAACTTTAATTTCATCGAATCGTTGTCGTGAAATTCCGCCCTTAATCCATGCGCGGGAATAATCATTCAAAACATCCACGAAAATAAAATAGTCACAACGTTGTTTTGAATTATGATTTGACAAATGACAATTGTTTTCCAGCTTTGGAATTCCATTCCTTGCCATTGTTTTGATTTCGACTTTGAATCCTTCAATCAAAAGGTCGTAATTAAATTCTTGAGCATGAATAACCTTTCGTCCTTTACTGGAATAGTAATCAAACACCACGATTTCACCCAGCGCCCCCGTCATTTTTCCGTCACCTTCGCGGATGGAATTATTCAAGATTCCGAAATCAAACAAGATTTGCGCGCGGTCGCGTTGGTTTTGGCTTATTTCAATTTCAATCATGGACAAATAAATCAAACCATTCAATAAATGAATCGAAATCGCGCGCAATTAAATAAACACCCCCAGCGCGTTCGATGTCCTCTTGATATTTTTTTTGTGCTTCGCTTTGTCGGTCTTTGCCAATTTTGACCTCGATTTTCACCGAACGCCCCCGAATAGTTGCGGAAATATCCGCACTACCTTTGGTCGTTGTTCCTTTCGTCCACGTCACACCGATTAGTTTTCCGCCCGTGGTTCGTTTTTCCCTTGCAACCCCCATTGTATTGATTCTTTCCGCTTGAAAACCGTTATATTGAATGAACGATGTTATTGCCTTCGTCAATCCGTTCGCGGTATTGTCGTCCCATTTCGTTTTAACGTGGTAAGCTGGCGGAATCGACGGGTATCGTTCGACGTCATGCGCTAATTTAAGCGCGTCCAAACGTTGTTTATTTATCTTTTCCATTCAATCAGTAGTGTTGTGATTAAACCAAAAGTCAAACAACCGACCGCACCCCACCAACCGAATCGATAAATCGCGCCCCACCAAATCGCAATCATTGTTAAAGTGGCTAAAATAATAGGTTTTTTCATGTATATTTATTTTAATTATTACTCGGTGAATCGTTCGTCAAGATAAAATAACGCCCGGAATGGTTGTGACCCTCGGTGTATTTGTATCCCTTGAAAATGGCGTATTCGCGAACCCATTTTTTGAATTTTTGCGTTGACAAGTCCTTGAATGAATTCGTTTCGCTTTGGAATTCTTGCAATTTAGTTTGATTGTAATTGTAAACATCCAACGGAATGTTGCCTTCGCGGGTGAATTCAAAAAAGTCCTTGCAAGTCGATTGAATAAAACGTTTCGCATCCGCGTTGATGCTGGTTGTTTTCATCAATCCATTCGCGAAATACTTTTGCAAGTTAAAAATCATGTAATTGTCAAAACGCGACCAATCGTCGACATTCCACGAATCAAACAACATTCTTTTGTATTCGTCCTCCGGGGAATGATTCGCGTTAAAATACTGAAAAAATTCGATTTCATGTCGTCGGCGATCGTGCGATGAACCCGCGCCATTAATAACGTAATTTGTTGTAATTACTATTTTCGGAGCCCGCTCGAATGGAATATAAATTTCGTCCTTGTTTTTTCTATTCACGGCGATACCTTGCGTCACAATTGAAAACAATTGTTCAAAATCAAAATTCTTTTTCACGTCGTCGAACGCTAAAATTTGCGTATCAAGGTTCACGCGCTGGTACACGAAATCATTTTTCATTGAACTGAATTGTTTTCCGTCGATTGTGACAATATTTCGAAAGTAACCCAGCGCCGTCAACATCAAAGATTTTCCGGACCCTCCGTTGGCGTTGTCGTCAATTTCTTGATCGTTGAAAATAATTGCTTTTTGTTCGGTTTTGTCTTTAAATGTATGCATCAAATAACCCAATGTCGATTCCAGCGCATTAATTCGTTGGTTGTCTTTGTTTGACACCTTACAAATAAAATCTTGAAAATCATTTTTGAATTCCTTAACTGGGACAAAGTCACGGTTTAAGATTTGGTTTTCCCAAATATAACCGTCAATGTCAATGTATGATTTCAAGGTGACGTCTTTTTTTGTCACAACCACAACGCCGTTTTTAAATGGAATATACGAAAGGTCTTTGGAATCTTGCAACATCTTTAAATCGATGCTTTCAAGCATATTCAAATGATTTTCCGAAAACAAATACGTCGATCGTGAACAATAATTCCAAACCGCGATTTCGCCCCGGTCCCGTAAGTAATTCAAAACGAAATCTTTAATTTGTTCGACCGCCGACAAACGTACTTTATTTTCATTTACAACCACGAATGTCGGTGACAACGCCCGTTCCGGGTAATATTTGCCGAATCCATTCTTTGCTAAAAAATTCGAATATTCGTTCGGTTCAATGATTATGCGTTCCCCTTGTTTGGTTTGAATGACTTTCCAAAATACGTCGTTGTTTGTTTGTATTTCCTCTTTGATTTCATCCAGTTGTTCGTTGTCAATGTTCAATTCTCTTTGAATGTCAATGTCTGAATGTCCTTTTCGGATTTTCAATTTTGCTTTTGCCAGCTTGTCGACGTCTTCAAAGTATTTCGTTGAGAATTTAGCAATTCGGTACGCGCTTTTGATTGTGTTATTCAATTCGCTTTGCGTGAATGATTCGTCAACGTATTGTTTCAAATGGTATTCGGCAACGTCGCGCATGATTCCAAATTCACATAGACAAGCGGACACGTTGAAAATGTAATTATTTCGGTTGCCTTTGGTGAATTCACCCCCAAAATCGAATTTAAAAATTCGGTCAATTATTTTCCCTTCATCGGTCAAACGGCAAATTGGCGCGCGTTCCTTGTAAACGTAACCTTGTTCCTCCTCTATTTTTATGAATTCGTCGCAAAATTCGTTCAAATATGCGTCGGGATCCCACGATTCGAAACATACCCTTGAAACGTTTTGGCTGGATGAATCGAAATAATCCGAATTGAATTCCTTTTCGAGCGCCTTAAATCGCCGTTTGTGTTCGTCTTTGCTTGACTTGGGAATCTTGACCACGACTTTCAACCCTTTATTTGACGGCGAAGTGAAAACCATGTAAACGAATGGTAATGTTTTAAACCGTTTTTTGTCGGCGTTCATCGTCGATTCGTCCGGGTAATCGTCAAAGTCAAGAATACACAACCCGGAATGTTCAATCAAACCGTTGTCGGTTCGTTCGTTAAACGTTCCATTAAACATAATCGCCAGCAATGAATTTTTTAACGAACGGTAACTTTCCAAAGAATCGTCCATTTCACGCAATCGGTTAATTTTCGAAATCAGTTCGGGATATCCCTTTTTGATTCGATTGTAAACATCGACAACGTTCATCGTGTACGGTGTTTCCTTTGCGTTGAATAGTGACTTAAAAACGGAAATATTGGGAATCATTCTAATATCAAATAAAAATGGGACGACCTTTCAACGATGGCGCGCGTTTACTCGGTCGATCCCATTAATAAAATTTTTTCTTGTTGCGCCATGTCACAAAACTAATTATTTTTTTCATTCATAATCAATGCGCGACAAAAATATTTTTTTGTAACGCGTTTTGTAACGGCTGAAACGTAATGTGGTATTGACTTTGACCCAAAGCGCGACAAAATTACAAAACTTTTGACCCCCTCCCCCATGTTTTTTTTAAATTTTTGCTGGGACCCGGGTAAGGGGATTCGTAATTTTGTAACGTTGTAACGCTACGGATAAAAAAAAACACCCCAATTTCTCGGGGTGTCTTTCAAGCAAATTAAAACAAAACTATGTTAGCGCAAATATAAGGGAAATATCTTTTCGGTTGTACTTTCCATTTAATTTTTCAATCATGCGTTTCGAAAATTTGCCTTGAATCGTTAACGTCGTTTCGTGACAATGGCAATCGTAAATGTATTTTTTCGATACGCGTTCCGCTTCGATGTCAAGTGTTTGTTCGAGCGGGTGAATTCCGCGTAAATATTCCATATCGCGAATTTTCCACCAAAATTTATGTTGTTTTATCCCGTGAATTACGCTCGAATGGTCACGGTTGAACATTTCACCGATCGCCGTTTTTGTCATGTTCCCGCGTGAATCAGCAACCGCCATAAGAAAATAACGTTTGTATGTGAATTCGCGTTTTCGATTTGGTTTGTCAAGATTGAATTCTTGAATTAATTCTTTGATGTCTTGATTCATATCTTTTCAATTACAAAGTGACCATAAATGTGGGTGCCTAATCGATACAATTCGCGCGCTTTCCAGTTCGCCAGCGCCTCGGTTGGGAATGTATACGATTCTTTTAATTCTTTGTTGTGGAAATAGAGTAGTTTATACATTGTTTTGAAGTTTAATTTCACAAATTTTTAAATAAAGTTCGACATTAAATGATCCGCCCTTGTCGAACGCAAAAGACGGTTTTGACCACCAACGAATAATTGCTGGCAATGTCATCGGTTTAAATTTTTTCATTTTAATAAGGTTGATGTAGTTCATAATAATAACATAATTTTCGAGCGCTTTCCTCGGAAATGTATTCGTAAAAATCGAAAACATCCGGATGGTCAAGCATGAATTCTTTGATTTCATTTTCAATTTGTTTTTCTTGTTTCCCGGTTAATTTGATTTCGATTTCATGACCATTTTCGTCGTTGGTAAATGACCAAATTTCGGTGAAATGTAGGTCAAAATCGACCGTTCCAAATTCGTCCATGATTATAACATCTATTTCAAAAGTCACCGAACCGTGTACATTTTCGATTTGAAAATCAAACCAATGTTTATCTATTGAATTTACCATGTTGCTATTGCATAAAATATTAATAAAAAACCGCTTGCCATGAACCCGACCAGTAATACAAAGTCGAGTATTATTTTAGTGTATTCATTCATAATTCATCGACTTGAACGGTTGCGACATCCCATGTTGTTGTTGCCAAAACTTCGTTGGCGTATTTATACGCCTCGATAAAATCGAATTGTTCGGTGATCTTGTGAAACATTTCGTTTCCATCGTTATCGAAAAAGGTAATTTTAAAGGTTTCCATAGTTTTAGAGATTTTCAAAGGTTTG